AGCCATACTCTATACCATCTACCTTAATTATTTTTTGCAAGGGTAATTCTGTATTAGCAAGAAACTTATCTAACTCTAATTTAATTTCTGCGTATGATTGCATATCTAATCCACTTACATACAACGGGTCTAATCCACATAGATGATATAGTATTAAAGCATTCACTGCTTCATCGTTATCTTTGTAGTTCTCCATTTGATTTTGTAATTCCAACCATTTCTTCAAACTTATATCTCCATAACTTGTTGGGATGTTAAGCGTTAGTTCCTGCACCATTCGTTAAATATTTTATCATGTTAGTTAATCTTATTACTTTCTTTTCTTCTAGTTCTAATTTAGTATTCATCATTATCATTTTTGCTCTCAAATCCTCATTTTGTTGTTGCAAATCCTTAGCGTAGAGTATTAGCTCTTTGATTTCACTCTCGTTCCATTGATTTTGATTAGTATTTGTGCCTTCCAATTGATATTGCATATTTACCTGCTTGTATTTTCTTTTGATTTAATTGTTCCATACATACATAACGGATTGCATCTATTGCGTGGTTGGAGTAATCAACAGGTATGTTTTCAAAGTCACCATTCTTATTTACAGTCCATACATACTCACTAAACTCTCTTACAATATTAACTGATGATTTAAGTATATGCAGTTTGTGTTGATGCATTATGTCAATACCCATCTTAATACTATCCTTACCCTTCTTAACAGGCTTTATATTGAAACCTGCTCTATATATCTCCTCTATCAATCTACCTTCTGCACTATCACCCCATATTATATTTCTCTCTACATCTAATGATTTTAATTCTGCTACTATCTCACTTGTCACTAAACCTTTCTTATATAGCAATTCCTCAAAGTATAAGTTCTCTCTCCACTTATATACTGCAATCAATGTCGTAGGGTCAATACTAAAACCAAAGTCCATACCGAATGCAACAAATACTGCCTCATCAGGTATCTCCTCTACTAACTCTGCACTGAATATAGTTCCTACATTATTGCCTGGCAATCCTAATCCATATATCTTATAGTATTCAGGGTTAACATACTTTAATCTTTCAATCTCATCTATAATACTTTTCTCTAAAAATGGGTTGTCTAAGAAGGTTGAGATATATAAACTGCTTTCAGGGTGTGTTTGTATTTCGTTAAAGATATAGTGGTTAGTTCCAAACGATGGGTTATATGCAATAATAGTTTTAATACGAGTTCTAATAAATAACTGAAAGTAATCCTCTCTACTTAATTCATTACACTCATCTATAAACAAATAATCTCTTGCACTACCCTTTCTCTTTTCACTACTATCAATTGACATAAACTCTACCATACTGCCATTGTCAAATGTATATATGTGTTCAGTTGCAGACCAATTCTCATCAGACCATATGTTTAAGTCTTTAAGTATTGTTTGCCAGTCTCTCATAATAGATACACGCATAGATGGAAAAGACTTTCTTACTACTGATACTACTATGTTAGGTTCCATTAAACAATGCACTAATATCCATTGTAAAGCAGAATAACTTTTACTGCTTCTAGTTCCACCTTGCAGTATACAAATCTTTTTGCTATCCTCAATATCCCTATATGTCTTTGATGTGTTGATGTTTAGTTCCATCTAATATATTTAGGTTGATTGATTGTATCTTTGCATTCACTTCCATTGTGCCACTTATATCTATTGACCTCATCTTTGGCATTGCATACTCCATTAACTTCATTGACAACTCTAATGCTTTCTCTGGGTTTTTCTTTTTTAGTTCTTCTAAGTCTTGCTGTATTGTGGATAGTGTATTGTTTACTGCACGATTTATAGTTAGACGCATTTGTTCCGTTGTTCTATTGATTGCTCCCTTTGGTCTCCCATTAGCATTTATTCTTTTATCTCCTTTAACGAATGGCATATTGTATTATTATTGTATTTTACTATATTAAAAACACCTCTTACTTTATTTGTTAGTAAACACCTCCCATGCAATAGTTAATCCAATGGTGAGGATATATGCAATCAATAGGGTTATAATTTCTTTATCTCGTTTCATGTTATTTCTTCGTATCCATACATTCCAACTGTATTGCCATCTGCATCTACTATAATTAACATACCCGCTCTCTTATTACCTCTTAGGATAAGTTGTTTGTCTTTAATCCAACTCCAATCAAAGTTAAGATGCACATATTGATAATCTATATTAGTATTCATAGTAGTCATGATGGTTTGGATAATCTTTTTGAATACTTCTTCTACTCTTTGATTGTTTAGCTTGTAAGGTTTCCTTATCTCTTCTATCTAATATCCATTCCTTTATACCATTCTCCTCTATCTCTTTCAATTGTTTTTCATAGTGTGCAGTAATTGCATCTCTATTGCCAGTCTTATAATATTCTTTCCATGCTCTACTTAATTCACCATGTATTCTATTAAACCTAAGTCCTGCTGCATTAGTCTTTGTGTCAAACGGATACTTTGGTTTCTTTTCATACTTATCTCTTTTGATTTGTTCAACTATCTTTTGTTTTGCATTCACACATGCATTACATCTATATCTTGGTTTCATTGTATGGAATGATGCATTACATTCTTTACATACTCTTGTTTCACCATCTTTATGATTAAACTTTCTACTCCATAATCCTCCCATACTATAACTTACTTAAAAGGATTGTTTAATGTTGTTTCCATATACTTCCTTATCTTTTTAACTGAAAGGAATACCGTACTCTTACTTATCTTTATATCATTTGCTACTTCATCAAGAGTTTTGTCCGACATCCAATACAATTCAAATATCTTTGCAGGTGCCCACATCTTTGTTCCGGATAACTTTTGTAATTCATCCACTACTTCTTTATGTGCATTCTCTAATGTTTGGTCTAACTCTATATCATATTCATCAACAATATCTTCCGTTATGATTTCTTCTTGATATACTATTCTATTCAATTTTTTAGTTTTGTTTATCCATCTACTTTCTAAAAATCTATAACAATAATACATGTGATATGCACTACCCCAAAATATCTTTGGATTGCATTTCTTATGTAAGTATTCATATAAGTCAGAAACCAAATCCTCACTTTCCTCTTGTGACTTAGTTAGTTTCTTTGCATGTTTAACTAACCAACCATGTGACTCAATAAATAAATTACTTAATCTTTCTTCACATTCCAAACATAAACTGCCTGTTATCATTTTCCTTTAATATAATTGTTTAGAGTATCTACTGCCTCTTTCCAATACTTTGCTGCTGAACCACACATACAAGGTTGACTGCCATGGTTTCCTCCTACTTTATTATACATCCTCCAAATATAACCTGCTTGATTTTCAGGTATATGTGTAGTGATTGTATTTAATACTTCTCTTAACTCTTTGAATTCTTCTTCACTTAACATTACTTTACTTGTTTCAATTTAGGTAATTCAAGTGGTTTCATTTCAGGTTGGTTAGGTTGTCCTGGTTTAACAGGTCTGTCCAAGTCCATTAAATGTTCTATCTGTTTCCATGCAGGATGCATTGGTGACATACTAATACCTAACGATGCGATTATCATTATTAAATCATTGATGTCTTTTAACTTACTCCAATCAATAAAGTATAATGCATCTTTGTCTATTGGTTTGTCTAATGTAATTGTTGTTGTTTCCATATTCTATTTTGTTTTAAATAATTTTGTAAGTGTTTCGTTTCTATCCCATTGATGTATTAACGGATAAGGTTTATTAGTTATAGGATTATATACAACACCATCTCTAATGTCTAATTCTTCATTTAAAGTACCAACCTGCAGACATAAGTCATTTACAATTGTAACCTTATCTTTTATTAAATCGTTGTGAATAAGTAGGTTTAAAGATGATTGGTCGGTATAATGACGAACATCACCTGCTTGAGATACTAACCAGTTCAACATAAGTAATGATTTCACTCCTGTACCTTTACCTGCAATGATACCTACATTACCTATCTCTTTATTTTTAATCCATTCCCAATAGATGTTACCATACCCTTCATGTATGTTTTTTACATTCCATTCTTGTTGATGATATTGCAATCTTTCACTTGCAACAAATACTTCTGTCTTTTCCCACCATCCACTTAATCTATCTCCATAATAATATTTCTCCTCTAAATAGTCAGATGGATTAGTTTGGAATATTACATCTCTAACATCAGTTGTAAATACAAAACGATATCCTGTAATATGTGTTTCTAATATTTGCCACATATCAATCAATCTTTTCATATGAGGATGTCCATTAGTTTGTGCTTCATAACACATCCAATTGTTTTGATTTAAGTATTCCATTGTTTCAATCGGTAAGTCATAACATACCATTATCTTATCTCCTGTAAATCCACACTTATTTATTGATTGGACATACTCTACTATTTTATCTTTTGTGTAGTTTGCTACTGCACCTATTATTAAATCTTTCCTCATATTATAATTTAATACCATCTGGACATCCAAATAGTTCGTTAAGATAAATCTGTCTTTCTAAACATCCACATGATTGTTTGTTGAATACTTTAATTGCAATCCATCCTGCAATATCTTTTGCTCTACCTAAGAATACAATATCTAACACCGCAGATACTATATTCCCTACTTTAGCTATACAAATCATATACTAAATTGATTTTTGTTTGGAAGTAATCCTCTATCTTTTAATAGTTTTCCACTAGTCATATGCATTATACTTGATGGAGTAATCAAACCTTTATATTGTTCCTTTAATTCAACCAAACTCATTCCCATTTCTTTTTTATGATATACTTCAAATATTAAACTATCATCATATTTCTGTAAGAAGTGTTTGAACGCAGGTCTATTCCTAATCTTATCATTCATATTATCTTTAGCTGTACCCCATCTTAAATTACTATAATGATTATTTTCAGGATTATCGTCCCAATGTAAAACATCAGTCTGATATGATTTAGGTTTTTTCAACCAAGCGAATGCTACTAATCTGTGTATATAGAATAATGCATTATCACCTGTTTCTGTCATTAAACTAATTTGTTTATGTCCAGCTCCTGACTTTCTACCATATGTCAGGTAACCATTCATATCTTTTAATCCTCTTTGTCCAGGATGAACAAATACTATACCTGACTCGGATATAGATGCTTTACCTTTGAAATCGTAAACCTTACCATTTTTGTCTGTTACTTTTCTTAAAGGTCTAAACCTTTCGTTGTTTTTTTGTACCATGTTTTATGTTTTTATTACTAACAATATACGAAAAAGATTTGATATTACCAAACTTCTCTTAATATAAATACTAGATTTTTTACCAAACGAAAAAACCCCCTGATGTTTAATCAAGGGGTCGTGTTCCAGTCAGAGATGGCACAAACTTTCGTGGAACTTATTACTGAGAATAATATTGTAAGAACACTTTATATAATAATAGCTAAATGCTGATAAAGTATTTATTAAGTTCTTACTAAATAAAAACATTGTTTTTTAATTTTGTATTTAATATTTTAGATTTAATCTTTTAGTGTTTAGTTGCTTTGTGCTTTGCTTTCTGGAAGTTACAACTTTTTTTTGATATTTCCAAATATTTGATAAAGTATTTTTAATTTAATTATTTCAGTACTGCTTTACTGTTACTGTACTACTGTACTGTTTCTGAATTAGATGTTGTTTATCTTACACCCCCCTTACCCCCCTCATTAAAAAATGAAGTGATAAGAGAGAGAATATAATAATAAACAACTTCCTGAATTGAGTGTCGCCTACCTTAACAGAGCCCCCATACTTTCGTACAAGAATATATATCGTGGAAAATCTCAAAACGATAAAATGTGGATAACTTTTTTTTGGGCATAAAAAAACCCCTACCTTTTGAGTAGGGGGTAGTTAGGAGATGGCATATAACCTAACTAATTATTATTGTATATCTAAATATTCATTTACTGTTTCAGTTAATTGTCTAATAGAAAAGAAATTCTCTCTACCATACTCATAACCTTTTTCATCTACGGAATAAAATTCCCAATACCTATCACCATCTTCTTTTGCTGGTATAAAGTCTATTCGGTATTTTGTTTTACTACATCTTAATTGTAGTGCATCAAATTGTGCTTGTTCGTCTTTGTTCATGTTATATTGTTTGTTAATTATTATTGTATGTTCCAATTATCTATATCAATTGGTGGGATATGTTCATCATCATTCGGTATGAAATCTAAGTCATCATCAACATATGGTGAATATTTTTCGGTGTTTAACTGAAAGTTTACGAATGAGTCTATTTGTTTCAACATCTTCAATTCACCTCTTGTCTCATGAAATCTATTCCAATATTCATATTTGTTTTCATATTCATCGGCCTGTAATTTCTCATACATAGCCTGTCGTTCTTCTTTTATATCAGTCCTCTTATCTTTGATAAAGGTACGGATAGTTTGTAATTTATTCATATTATTTATTTTTATCTACCTACTTCTTGTAGGTATTTTGTTTTACATTCATCCCATGTCATACCGATTACATCAATATAATATAGGGTTTCATTCTTTAATCTACTTTCATTATAGAGTTTTGTGTATCTACTTACTGCATGTTTTTTCCACCATTGTATCATCTTAGTATCATCTACAAACTTAGGTTTTAAGATTAAATCTTTCACTTCAATTTTACTACAAAGATAGTCATTACCATTTTCATACATACCTGCAAAATAAATACCTCTCTTAAATCCGTGATTGTATTTATCCGGCTTAATATCAAACTCTTTGAATATTCTTTTTAATACATTTTGTTTAGGGCCAGTTGCAAGCATTGCTTTTGCATACCATATAGGGTCTAACTCTTTTACATAGTGATGCATGGGTTCATACACACTATCATCGGGCTTAATACTAATCATTCCTTTTGACTCACCTAATGTTTTGAAATTAGGTAGTCCGTTATATTGTGAATGAATACCATACAAAGATGTTGTAGTAATTCCTACAAGGACATCGTTATATCTTTTATACCACTCATCTCTAATTACAGGTGAGGTTGCGAGTAATGATACTAATTTACCACCTAACATATTATATCCCAATGGTTGAACTGAAACGATTGTAGATGCAATTGTAGTATTGTTTAACTTACCATCCACAAACTTATTATCCTTAGTCCAACCTATGTGTTTATCTCTAACACCTAAACTTGTCACATCACTACTTAAATTGATTAAACCTAATATCTTGCCTGTCTTTCTATCTTTGATATATACTTTCATATTACGACCTACACCTGTATCATAACTCATAGTATGAATTAGTTTTCTAATACCAATCCATCTATTAGTTTCATTGTCATTAGCTATTTCAGCATATGGTTCTAATGAATTGATTTCACTTATCGTTAAATCGTAGTTTGACATATCGGTAGGAAACCATAGTAAATCGTAATAGGAACTCAAACGGGGGAGTTTCTCAAAGTTTGAGAGTAAATCCCCATTTAGTTCTATCCACTTCTTATATAGGGTTTGTTCCTCAACTGACATGGATGCGATAAAATCCATATTGGATATAAAGTTATCCTTGCATCTTTGTAAATCAAAGGTAGTATCTTCACTCTCCCAAAACTTATTCAACATCGTTGGGAATTGAAAGTTCATTTAATCCCATATCCATAATGTCTTTTGTATCATGGTCATATAGGTCATCAATCATATCATCTACATTCTTAAACACATTGTTGATATATTCTCTCCTACTATATAAAAGTATGTGGGCAGTTTCTTTGTTGATATATGTTTTTAATCTATCCAATGTCTCTACAATTTCTTCTATCTTTTGTATTTGTTTTACTGTCATAACTTATAATTTTGAATTATTTGTGTCAATGAATATTAAGATGTCTTGTAGTGTTTGGACTTTATGTGAATAAATTGAATTCCTTTCATTCCAACACTTTTTAGTCCCATTTAACTTTTGGTCTTTAATCTTCCATAATGCACTTTGCTTACTTGCCCAATAATTCATATCATTTTCAATATGATTTCTTATTTGTTCTACTGTCATGTTGTTGCCCGTTAGGGACTTTGTTTTTTAATTATCTATTTTTGTGTTCGTTTGTGTTCCAATAATCTCTTTTCTTTGTTGTTCCGTCTAAGTCTATTGTATAAAACATATCTAATGTTGTCTCTAAACCTTTCACTTCAACTTTGAGTTGTTTGATTTCCTCATACATTACTTTCAATGCATGTTCCATTTGTTCTTGTGTCATAACTTGTTTGTTTAATAAAAGGGGAAGGTATTTCACTTCCCCCTATTTTGATTACGATACTTTCGGTAATTGTTTTAACAACTTACTTCTATTGGAAGTATCCAAATATTCACCACATCCTTCCACCTTAACACCGGCGAACTTAACATCAGATGTATTTACGATAATTCCTAATACAGTATCAACACATTGTTCAATTGCACTTTGTTGTATTGTTTTGAACATCTCGTCAGAACCATCAATCCAAAACGGCATTATACAATTACTCTTAACTCGTATGATAGGCTTATCTAACTCATCACTCTTTTCTAATTCAACCTCCTCAATTTTAATAAGGAATGTGTATTTATCACCTTGTTTTACATTGTTTATAAGTTCCATTGTGACACCGAAATTATCTTTGATGTCAATAGAACTAATGTTCTTTTTATCCATTTCTTTAATTACCATTTCACCATCACTATCAACCTCTAATGATGAAAATGTATCTACACCACTACTATCCACTTTTGATGGGTCAACCAATGTTGATAATGATACACCGAAGAATACCTTACCACTTTGGATTTTACGGACATAATGGTTTTTACTAAGGTTTCTGTTCAATTCTTTAAGAATACTTCTATTCATGTTGTTTTTGTTCCGTTTGTTTACCTACGGGACTATCGAGGTTTTTGTTTATTAAAAAGATTGGGAAGATTTTTCACTTCCCGTATTTGTATTATGTAGTTTCTTCTAATGCATATTGTAATAATTCTTCACACATATTATCCAAATCACAATTCTCAGTTGTTTCTTGGTTATATACTGCAACTATTATATCTACATCATATTCATGTGACTCAATCAATGTCATATCGTTCTCTACATAATCTATCACTTTACCAAAGTCATTTCCACTCAAATCTACTTTTGTTTCAATCCATTTAAGGAAATATCTATCAAACCTTTCTTTGATTGTAAGACCATCTATATAATAACATGGTTGTGTTTCACTCCATGTGTTAAAGTAGTCAATTACTATTTCTCTGTCTTTTTCGTTTAACTTTGATAATTCTTCAAAGTTGTCTTTTACTAATGTGTTTTTCATTATTTTGTTTTTTGTTTGTTTATTAAAATATTGGGGAGATTTTCACTCCCCGTTTTTTGATTATTTAACCGATGTTCCGTGACACAAATACTTAGACATACTTTTGATATTTGATTTGATTAAACGAACTACATCGTTTGATAAACCTTCCGTTGTATCTAACATAAGATTATAATTGGTTTCACTAAAACCAAATATACCACCTACTGTAACAGTAAGTTCACCAGACTTCTTTACCTTTAATATAAAGTAGAAATCATCATAACCTGATGTTGACTCAAACATTTCCTCATTCTTTGTTTGACCAGCGAGAATTACTTCACCAATTTCTTGACCATTATTCACTACCTTAAATGAGTCAATTTGTTTTTGTGTTAAATACTTTGATACCATTTGTGTTTGTTGTTTTGTCTTTGACATTTTGTTTGTTGTTTTGTTCATAAAAAATAGTGTAGGTCACCACCCTTTGTTTGTTTAATTGTTATTTGTATGTTTCAAAGAAATAATCTTCAATGTCAATCATATAATCTTCAATTACATTGACTAACCAACCATTACCTAAATCGTTATAGAATTGTTCTTCAAACATTTCACTTGGGTTAAAGTCCCATAATTCTAAAAACTGACTTCGTTTCTTTTCTATTGTTGAATAGAACTTATCTTTAATAAAGACAATAAAATTTTTATATTGTTCATTTTCATTCATTATATCATTCCAATCCATACCACAGCATAATAGAAACATAAGAGAACTTCTTTCATTTTCATTATCTTCACCTGAAAATAATTCATTATATTGGTCAATGATTTTGACTAATTGTTTTTCACTCATTTCTACCATTTTTACTTTTTTTACTTTGTTTTTCATTTTTGTTTAATTTATATGTAATAATATTTATTTCCAACTTTTATTCTTTCTTTCGGTGTTTCTTCTTTCTCTAACCAAACACCACCGATACACGGATATACTGTAACGATATTCCAATCACACCACCATTCAGGTTTTGGTCTTTCTCTACCCCAAGTTGACCAACTAAATTTATTTGACTTTAATACGAAAATACAATTGTGTTCGTCATTTATTAAAAATCGTTTTTCTATTCCGTCACTATCTTTTCTATTTAAGGTCTCTAAACATTGGTTAGTAAGGTTGGTAGGTAATCCCTGAATTGAAGGGGTATAACTCCACACATTATCTAATAAGGTTTCTAATGAAACAGTAAACCTTTGTTCCGTTCTTTCTCTAAAATGGACGGGAATACCAAAAGTTTCGTTTAACTTACTATGTAAGTAGTTTAAAGAATTGGGGTCAAATCTGTTGTTATTTTTTATAATCATACTCGAACTCATTTTATAGTGTTTCTTTCACTTTTTGTTTTTTGTTATATTACAATAATTTTATATATCCCCTATTGTTTGGGTTTGTTCTGGAAATATAGGACAAATTCCTCTATTTACCTAATCATAAAGGGTAAAGTTATCCACAACTTATCCACATTACATAACTGATTGATTACCAATTGGTTACGCGTAAGTGGTTGATTTTCAACACATTGTGTTTTTTGTCTCATTCCTTCTATATTTAATACCCAAAAACCCGAAAGGTCACCCAACTTTTTTGTTAAAGTTTTGTTAAAACCTAACTGATTGATTATCAACGAGTTATCTCTAAGTGGTTGATTTTCAATATGTTGTGTTATCTCTCTCATTTTCGTTTCTCTTTATATACAGTATATAGTCCAATAATCATACCACAAAACCCTAAAAAACCTAACTAATTGATTATCAACGAGTTATGATTTTGGGTATGACACTTTGTCTCTGACACGATAATTCATTGATTTTCAACGAGTTATACAATTTATCGGACTTTTTGTCAAAATGGTAAATGTTAAAATTATGTTAAAATACTAACTAATTGATTATCAACGAGTTATACATTCACCACCTTATTCTCTCAACCCAATAAATAAAGATACGACAATTTTACCAATCTACCAAATATTTAATGAAGTATTTTGAAAATTCTTTATTGAGTATCAACGAGTTATGAGGGGTTGATTATCAATGAGTTATGCATATAACTTAACTATTATGTATAACTCACACTATTCCTCGAAGTGAAAAACGAAGATTTTCGTAGATAAAAGTATGGATATGAAAAAACCCCCATTCCTGAGGGTTTAGTTACTTTTGGTATATTATCCTTACTTTACAAATAAAGTGTCTTAATTTAAGTTATAACCTATTTTGTGGGGATTTTAACGACCTTGTCCAACATTCTTTTTTGTTGGTTTATCTTTTGGCCCATTTCCCTTTTTAGCTTTACCTTTCTTTTTACTTTTTAGTACCTTTACTTGTACATTCATTCCTTTAGCCATTATAATCCTTTTCCGTATTTTTCGTTTGATAAATAATTCACTTCAATTGTGAGTGAGTTGATTTCTTTTGATAATTGTAAAACTAATTCTCTTAGTTCACTTATCTGTTTTTGTTGTGCCTCTAATTTCAATTCCATATCATAAAGAGTTGAATTGAATTTTTCCCTTCGGAATAAGTGCATCATTTTATTTTATTTTGGTTCTTGAATTGGAATGCAGTTAGGGACTTGTCTACCATCCATATCTTTCATTCCATATTGTTCGTAACCTTCGGTGCATGGGTCGTCTGCATCTTTTAAGTTTATACCTCTAAACTTTGTATCGTATGCCACTCTTGACATTACTTTACTCATAGTGTCGGTTATCTTTGACATCTTATCTTTATCGTATGTGCTTTTACAAACTGCATATGCTTGACCTTCAACATCATATTCACTACTGATTTCACTTATACATCTACTAATATACTTATCTTCTTTTTCTCCTCCTTGTGGTTTTGGTATTGGCATGATTAAAATCCGTTTGATGCTGTGTTGTAATAAATACTGCCACTCCAATTTTGAGTGTCAGATATTGTTGGTGTTTGAAAACTTGCACTAAATAGTGCAACTGATGAAGTATTGTTACCATATTGTATTCTGATTGGATATAAACTTCCTGATACTAAACCAATACTACCAGTTACAGTTACAATTGAGTGTAGTCCACCATTGTTAATAAGTGCAGTTGCTGTTGTTACTGTTGATGCAGTTGCTGAATTACCAATCCATAAATAAGAACCATCATCAGTTGATAATGAAAATGAATATGTTTCACTTGTTCTAGGTTGAAAATATCCTAACCATTGTGCACTTGCAAATTCATTTATAGTTGCAAAACTTGCAGTTAATGGAGATAAATCCGCAGACGAACTTATTACACTTGCTGTTGTAAAGAACGCTGGACTATCATTAAAATATCCATTATATGTAGTTCTATATAAACCTATACCTGTAATACTACCTGCACTTGCAGAAACTATACTAAAGCTTGAACTGATTGTATAGTTAATACCACCAACTGAATTAAATGAATTTTCAACTTTACTTCCAGTAGAACTACCAGTAAAGAAGTAACTACCATCTGATGCAGAAATAGATAGGAAAACAGAGGATGTAAATCCTGATTGATTACCACCTGCAGCTGATGCAGATATTACACTTCCATTTGATGCACTAAAGTTTGTAGTGGCAGATGAAGTGGTTGATAGTTTCGTATCACCATTACTCAATAATACAAACAAAGATGAACTATTGGCAGTATAGCTTGCACTAATACTGCTAAAGCCTGGAATAGGCCCTCTTGCAATACCTCTATCCAAAGTTTGTTGTTGATTAGTATTTCTTAAATACAACATTGTTTTTTATTTTTACTTTAAAGCTACTAAAGACCCTGCAGTTGTTGATGATGATACCGCTGTAAATATACCAGGGATAAATCCACTAGCACTTACAAATGATAAAACAGAACCATCAACAGTCTTAGCTACTAATGTTCCTACTTGTCCAACATACAATCCTGAAGCAACAAATGGTAAACTTCCAATTGGGTTTGACCCGGTGATGTTTTCACCACCACTAAATTGTCCGTTTTCTACATTACCTGCTAAATTGATTACCTTGCTCATATTATTTTAATTTATTTTATATAATTTATTTTCAAATCTTGCTTTTGATACAGTTTGTAAGTCCAATGTCCTCCATACTTTCCTACCACCATTACTATTAAGTGTTGTTTGTATATTAAACATTCCTTCTGATGCTTTTGTTGAAGACCCACCGGCGTCACCACCTTCATATGCTGCACTATCCCACCACATATAATAATAATCCACATTACCTTCTAATGTAGTCCATTCAACTCTAATCTTATTATCTCTACTACTACTCTCTAATAGGTCTTGAAACTGAGATAAATTAATTTCAGTTGCTTTGAATTGTAATAATTTATTATGTACTGAATTACTTGTCATCTCCTATTAGTGCTGGTGATATAATCTTTTTTGCTCTTTCACCTGGATAAGTTGAGTTTGGTATTGTAGGTTGTGCTTCCGTTTGAGTTAGTAATCCTAATTGTCTTAGTTTATTTCTACTCCAACCTAATGCTGATTTACCACCCCATGCCATATACATAAGATATCCACAACCATCGGTAAATGATTTTGATGTTTCCAAATCACCTTCGTGTCTACTTAAAAAAGAATACATTCTCTTTATTGTATCAAGAGAGATTGGTTCACCTTTTGCTAATTGATTTGCTCTTTGTTTTCCAACAGGAGTTCCACAACTACCCCAACCATTATCATTTGCATATTTCAATGCTGCTTTAGCATTTGATTTAACACCATCTGGATAGTCTGAATAACTTTCCATTTCTACTCTCTTACCTACTTTATACCTACTATCTTTTTTAATCAATGCTTTAAGATGTGACAATATTACATTGGCTTCAACATCTGATAATTCAGCAATATCTTTTTCTATAATTTCTTCCAAAGATGCTTTAATCAATTTGTGACTAAACAATCCCTCAATAGAAAATCCTTTTACTTTACCTGTTTTTACATAGTCATTCCAAATCTTGTCATTAGTTACTTTGAACATGCCTACCCAAGTTCCCTTTGGTAAGTTTAATCCATACCCATTACTTTTATCTAATGGTGTATCTTTAACCCATGACTCAACTAAGTCTACGCCTTTGATATTGCTATCATGTTCCAATGTTGCCTTATCTGTGTATTTCTTTTGTAGATACATTTGTGCTAATCTCTTAACAGTATCTTTTGTAAAGAATACATTGTAAGGTTGTCCTTCACCATCCACTCTCAATATATGTTTATCAGGTATTAAAATAGGCCCAATTAACATTCTTTGTTCAGTATCAACTGCTGCAAACATTTGTGTCTCTTTTCCAAAATACATAAAGTCAGACTCAATAGCAGGAGACTCTACGATTGATATCGCAAAAATCTCATCCTCATTATCCTCTATTGTTAATTCATACAATTTCATATAGTAAAAACATTATAGTTTGAAAAAATCATTATCCCCCAACAAAAGTTGCTGCTCTACTCGTTCTTCTATCTAAAGCCATTTGTGATGAAACTTCACCACTAACTACATATGCTTTCAACGGAGCTTGTGCTCTATTGATTGATTGTGCAATTTGTGTTGATGGATTTATACCCTGACCTGTTTGTATTTCAGGTGCAGTAGTTCCTCCAACTTTTGGTGTAGGTATTGTAGGTGCAGAACCAACTGACCCGCCACCTCCACCACCTGTTACACCTGCAGATGATGCTGCAGAGTTGATTTGTTGTATAGATTTAACCGCAGATGCAATTGTTGATGCAATACTTAAACCTGCTGATATAGTGTTGATTAGTACCCAAGGTGCACCAAATGTCAATGGAGATGCTGCTACTGCTTTTGCATTTGCAATACCTGTGTTTGCAACGATTTGTCCAATAGATGCAGCTTGTGATATTACAATACCTGCAATTGCTAATGCTTTATTCTTACCTGCAATTTGTCCTAATAGATTACCAAATTGTTCAAACAATCCTAAGTAAGCCATATTGATTTCTGCTTTGGCCTGTGTTGCAGCTCTTTCAGTTGCAATCTCTAAATCCGTTAATGCAATTCTTTGGTCTGCATACTTCTTTCTAATTTCAGTTCTTTGGAACTCTGTAAGATTAGTATTTGATAAATCATTCTTTTCTTGTTCAGCAAGTATATCTCTTTGTCCTTTTATCCTTTCTAAGTCTTGTGCAAAATCAGCATCGGCAAGTTTATTCTTTCTATCCAAATCTTCAAATGCTGCCTGTAATCCAGTAGCCTTTATTCCTCTTTCGTCCTCTGCCTTTTTATCTGCAATTTCCTTATCTTTTTTATCTTTCTCTTCTTTTTTCTTTAACTCCTCATCTGCATACTTTTTATCAATTGCAGCTAATTCTTTTGCCTGTGCATCTTTTAGTGATTTTGTATCCTCACCATATTTAGTTGCAAGATATATAAGATTTGCATACTTCTTTTGAGTTTCGTATATCTCTTTTTCTTGTTCAGCCATAAGAGTTTTCATTGCTTCCTCTTGTCCGGCCGCCAATTCTTTTAACTCTTCTTCTCTTTTCTTTTTAGCTTCTTCCCTATCTTTTGCTTGTTGGTCTAAGTTTTCTTTTTGAGTTTTAGTCATTTTCTTTTGACCTGCCTCAAACCTTGTTACTGCTGTATCGTAATTATCACTAAACGAAGTGACTGATGCTTTAGCATCTTCCCATGCACCTTTGAAATCCCCTTTGAATAATTTTACAATTGCACCACCCAACTTACCTAATGATTGGAATACTGCTGTTACTGCAGAATAAACTACTTTGAATGCCTGTGTGACATACGGCATTACATTTAATGCTAACTCTATAAATCCATCTATAAGTGGTTGTAATGCACCTAATATACCATTTAGTAATTGTTCAAACATAATAAGGATAGGTTCAAACTTTTTCATTGTGTCCTCAGACTTTGATAAAGCTGCTGCTAATCCTGCTACTAATGATACAATTAAACCAATACCTATTGCTTTGAATGCAGCACCAAATGATTTAGTAGCTATTTCTAACTTTCTAAATGCACCTGCAATTTGACCTATTGGTCCAGGAGCTTCTTCTAATTGGTCTACAAATGATTTTGCACCTGATTTAGCTTCCTCTAATGCATCTTCAACATTTTTGATTTCTTTTGATATTCTTTTGAAATCATCAGACCCTGCAGCAACTTCCTTCAATTGTCTTTTAAGTTCTTTTAATTGAGCAATTGAACCTTCTGCATTAGTTTCTACATCAATCTTTACTTTGACTTTCTTCTCTGCCATAATGTTCTTTTAATATATTTCCATAAGTCTTTCCATGTTGTAGGTATTTGATATTTACCTTTTGCTATATCAATCCTTTCAGATGTACCATAGTGGTCACCTGTATTCAATAATTCTATTATACCTTTTATCATATCTTAAAAACAATCTTTTTATTATAAATTAGTGATTATAAACATCCACCATCACAAGATGCAAATGTATTCAAAGTCAATGTACTACCTATATCACCACTTACTACTGTATATGTTGATGTAGTCAAAGATACTCCTGCATTATTAGCACAATCTTGGTCGGTTAATATATTTCCATTTACCTCAATATTTGCGTATGTATCAGGTGAACCACATGCAGTCACTATTTGTAATTCTACATAAATCGTATCACCAACATATACAGTTTCAGTTCCACTTGCTGTGCTACTTCTGCTTTCAACAGCAAAACCATTTATATATAAATCCATAGTTCCATTAGCTCCACCTGTTTCACTATAAGACCAATCTAAATCTGCACTACCTGTTGCTGGTGGTGTAGACCCTGTAACAGGTAAAGTGCTACCTGAAATTGTAATATTATGTCCTGCAGTAAATGTTGTTGGGAAAGTTATAACCGTATCACCACTACCTGAATATATGTATTGTGTTGAACTTGTTACAGGTGTTCCATTATCTAAAATTGATAATGTTGCAGATGCAGTAGTATAAGGGCCCCAGACAGTTGAACCACCATCTTTACCTTCCATTACTACATTGGCAACTGCTCCACCTGAAATACTTTGTGTAAAGTCACCACTAAAATAATAAGCGGTTCCAGATACAATTATGTTTGCATCAATGAATGCGGTTGGACTTGCGTTATACTCTGCCAAATTAATTGATGCAGTTGCAGGTGCAGTGCTACCTGTTGGTGGTGTAGGTGTTGGTTGTAAATCACTTATAGTATCCCTAATTATAGGCCCTAACAATTGTAATGTGCACTCACCTGTTTTAAGTGAGTAATCGTTTATTGCTCTTAAATGATAATAATTACCCTTAAAGTTTACAACATCATTCAATGCCATCTTAAAATAATCTGCTAAAGGAATGATTGCTTCACAAGTTAATAATCTTGTTTTAGGATTATATAAAAGGTTTATATAAGTTTCCCAATATTGTGTGTAAAGACTTCCGCTTGGTATTTGTCCATATGATGTATTCTCATTATTAAAAAGTAATGAGTTACTATCTATTGTTGGAAAACTACCTGTTACTACATTATAATTGTCAAAGTATGGAAAACTATTTTGTTGATAAGTTACACCACCAAAAGCAGCAGACCCACTTTCAATCCAGTAAGTTTCACAATCTATCACTCCATTATAAAATAATAATCTAGGTAAAACTCTACTTGGATTATAGTTTTGGTCACTAATGTAAGTTGGTATGTATATTGGAATTATTTGACTCATAATCTATTTTATTTTAGCAGGAGTAAAAGGTATCGCTTCCTATTATTCCGGTTGTAGTATTAACTGCAGTTGTTGAAATTCCAGGCCCTTTACTAAACCACCTAAATCCAGTTACAGGTGATGTTGCATATTGGTCATAGAATAAAATCTGACCTGGTGTGAATGCACCATCTAGTGTATATACATTAGTTGAAATCGGTGAGCTACATACATAAATTGGATTAGGATTTGAACTTAATTTCACATTACCTGCAAAGAATGCAGTAGGTGTTGGGTTTATATTAGAAACACTACCCGATAAACCAGTTCCTGCAATTCTAATCAATGGGTCTGATGCAAATGTTGTTTTTACATTATACTCACCTTGTGAATAGAAATTAGTAGTGTCAATGTAATATTGCTTACCATATTCTCTATTTGCTGCTTTACTAAATTGTTGAGAAATATAATCTTGGTCTAAAGTATCACCAAAGTTTAATTTATTAACTGCTAAGTTATTTGCGGGTATAAATTCTAGTTTTTCATCTAAATTGATATATT